TTAAGGGTTATAAGTTTATAAAGAAGGTTGTGGGTATGTTTGACAATACCTGTAAGCAGAAGATGGCTGGTGCATTTGCTAAACAAGAGATTCTCAAGATAGTGGACATGGTGGATAATGGGGTTGAAAACAAAATCTTGGACCCTGAATGGTTCCCCCTGTTAATGTCGAAGATAGCGGTGAAAGCGGAAATTAGAAAAGAAGGTGCTAGTACAACAAAAACTCGTTTGATATTCATAAGTTGTATGATCCATCTCCTTATGGACAAGATATTATACACTGAGTTCATGAAGGGTAGCTATATGAGGGGATCGTGCATGATCACCCACAAGTGGAAGAAAGGTGGTGCGCGGTATTTTGCTCAGAAAATGGGGTGGAGACGTCTTGACATGTTCTATTTTACATTTGACATAATTAATTTTGATCAGTCAGCGCTGGCATGTATGATCTCCTTAATACTGCTCATGCCTTTGGCAAAAATGAAGGACAATGGATCTAAGGACTATAAGGTGACACGAGCTTTCTTCTTACAAAGGGCACACGAGATGGCGGTTAAGCTTGTCAAGTGGATTGGTCAAGAAGTTAGGATGATTATTGGGCAAATATTTTCAGGATTGTTGGTGACGTCCTGGATAGATACCATATACATGGAAATGTGCATGACGTGTGTTTACATGATGATACATAGGGACATAGAGCGGGTCGACCCTGAACGGGCTGAGCGGTTTCGTGAATCGTTCTTGCCGGCAGGGCAATACGGTGATGATTCTTTGTATGGGGGTGAAAAGGATTTCCTTGACGATTTGTGTGGAGATAGAAATGTTGAGTACCCACTTGGGAAATTTCAACGCTATATGAAGAGTTGCTTTGGACTTGAATTCAAGTTGGATCAAACCGACTTATTTTTACCTGATGGGGTTCATAGTGCATTTTTAACGCGTATCAAACCAAAATATGTGGATGACAGATACATGGGACATGATATAATACAAAAAGGGCCCGTATTTCTTAAACGACACTTTGTTATGATGAAGGTCTTTGGTAAGTGGCAGGTTATGCCTTGGAGACATGAGGATGAGTATTTTCACAGGTTGGCCTTGAGCGACAAACAAGTGGGTTTTGTTCCTGAGCATTGGCAGAGCAAGTATTTAGGGTTGATGGTTGACACTATGGGCACCAATCAATTTGCTTACGAAATGTGCAGGGGTATGTTTCTCGCTAGTGTCAACATGCCCGCCATTTGGAAAACTCGTTCAGAGATGGATCACTATGTTAGGAGTAAGATTTTGGATTTTTCCGAATACAAGGCCGCCTATGAGTCAATACCTGATGGCTTTGAGATATTAAAGTTTGTGGAGAAAGGGGAAGAGCAAATGAAAAAATCAATGGAGAAAACTGGTTTGAGTATGGAGTTGTTGCGCAGATGCATGACGAGAGACAAGATGTTGAAAGAGTTTGTTTGGGATTCCGAATGGAGGAACGCCTGGGCGTACCATCATGGTCTCTGCCTTTATGATGATTATGGGAATGAGGTTAAACCAGATTGGCCAGGAAATATGGATGCGGGTGCTTTCTTAGAAAAAGAGGATGATAGATTGTATGTTAGTGGAGAGACTTTGGCAGGGATGATGTGAGCGTCCCTCACAGTGGTGCGGTTGCTAATAAAACCAAAAAAAAAAAAAAAAAAAAAAAAAAAAAAAAAAAAAACAAAAAAAAGAATACACGACAAAACAATATAAAAATCGAGCCGAAGACTTTGCTACCCTTCGTGAAATAATAATAGAAAAAAAAAAAGGTGAATAATGAATAGAAGAACATGTTT